GTGTAATCATTATCGTGGTCATCTGATTGAAAAACGGGTTCATTATTTAACGCCTCGAACCCATCGTTGTCAGGGACGGCGCTTTCCCTAACAAAGTCCATCAATGCTCCACCCGCACTGCCCGGTGCCGCTGCTGGCGAATCAGCGGTTCGTGTCACCATCTCTTCGGACATTTACATCATACCTTCTTGTTCTGAATTATTGCCAGCTTCTTCATCTGGCTGCATGGTTTGCATTAGTTTCTGCTTACCAAGATCTGTTATGGCACCATCCTCATTTGCTGCTGCCATAATTCCTGCCTTTGCAGACTCAAGAGCAATATCTGCTTCTAGTTGAGCCTGTATTTCAGCAGTGCGTTTTTGTATTTCAATCTGTGCTTTAATTTGTTCTTGCTCAGGATTGAACATCTTTCCAGCATTCTGTTGTGCTGATTGTTGTTGCATCATTTCCATTTGCTGAGCTTGCATAGCCTGTTGCTTTTGCATCTGCCCATCAAGGTGCTGATAAATCCTAGATGCATGAGGCATGTTGGTTAATTCAATAAACAACCTATTTGTATCAGGATCCATTGGATCTCCAAAGACACCCATCTGCCTTAATGCAGCCATCTTTTGCAACCGTTGATCTGGCCCATCTTCCATTGAAGATCCCGGCACATACACAATTCGATATTGACCACCAGACTTCAATGCATCAAAACGCATAACACCTTGAGCAATCTGATCTTGTGGAAGCATCTTTCCTTGCACGTTTCCGACAAATGGAACGATGCCGAATTGTTCAATAAGAGATACTTCCCACTCTTTAATTTTTGCAGCACTAATTTCAATGTCCGCACGGATGTAACTATGCTGCGTATTGTCACTTCTCTGTAATAGTCTCACAGCCTCTGCAGGAGTTCCAGCTGCAGCTTGACCTTGAGATACGTCATGTAAACCAGCAATGTCCATCATGTCACGTTCAATAAATTGCAACAGTGGAAATAGATCAGATCCAATACCCGGCGCCCGTTGAATTGTAGGTGGATGACTACCACGCATATAGTTGATACGTCGATAGATGCGGTTTTTGTCATCAATGTCATCACCGCTGTTGTCGTATGCGTCGGCTCCGACACCACTTAAGTTTTCGACTAAAATGTAATCTTTTTGTCCCTCAAATTGCTCAAGCAATCTGGAGTACACACGATTGTATGTACTTTGCAAAGCACATAAGTCAAACCCTAATGAATAGCCATACGGTGTACCAGAACGTGGTTGCCACCTAAGTGGAATAAACGGAAATGAGTCTTTCTTCTTGTATGGCCATGTTCCAGCATAAAGCAAACAACTGTTTGTTGAGACAATATAACGTCCATCCGGATACAGAGCAGATGGCTTTTCCCAATATTCATATACAACAGCAGCCATCTTTTTAGTATCTTGATTATTCATGTGTGACGTAGATGGTTGAACCCAGCCACGCCCTGAACCATTTGAACCGTGAAGATAACTATCTACATATCCACTATTTGTTCCAGATAGCGCATCTGGTTTTACGGCTTTACCGACGTCTCCGTAAGAATCTACGAACCAAGACAACGGCTTTACCATTGCGTGAATCATCCAACGGACATCATCGTCTCGTTTTGCAGAAGGATCTAAATACACGTCAAACGCTGGTAGGATCTGTTCGACTACATCACCAACACGCATCTTCGTATGGCCAATAACTGATGTGCCAGTTGCATCCATTTGAGGAACTACTTGTTCACGATTGTTATCCCAGAAAAGTTTTACGTAAGAGGTGCCACAAACGCATGCCCATCGCACACGTTCTTTAGTTTGTGTTTCGCGGTCATACTTGCGGTTATAGTGACTCAACAGAAAGTTAGCTTCGTCAGATGCAGCTAGATCTACAGGGTTGTGACTGATCGGAACAGCAGTTACATCTGGCGAACACTGGGTTAATTTTCCTACAACTCCATCAACAAGAGGACGTATCTTATTGACAGTCATGTATCTATTAGGTTCTTTGTCGTTCTGTATAGATACTAGGTTTCTTGTCTCACTATTGATCCTAAACCACTGGCGCCCTTCAAAAAATGCAGTGGCCATAATCCACTCTAGTTCCATTTCTTGACGCGCTCTGTAAGCAAGATCAAATTGTTCTTTGACGAATGTTGTAATCTTGCGAGCTTCTTCAGGCTGTTCTTTTGGAGACACCTTCCAATCTTTATTATTTAGATCTAGTTTAAGGTTGTCTTTTTCCGTCTTCTCTAATGACTTGGAATCAAATGAGCCTATCGTTCCTGTTGACGGATTTTTCTGATAAGCAGTAACTTTTGGCTGCTTGTTTGCGCCACCCATGAGGCTATTTAGTACCATGTCTTGAAGGCTCATATTTATACCCACTTCTGCCCGTCATTAATTTGCGCAATCAATACTCTTTCATCTTTAATTTCACGCAATATAACCATAACTCTCGCCATTAAATACACATGAGCTATAGCACACACAGAAATTATGATCGCGACTTCTACACCCATTCTGAGTTTTTACCTTTATTCATCCAGCGTGGAACATATTTTCCAGAACTGCTACTTTCAGATGACACTTCAGGACATTTTACTGGATATTCTCTCCACATCATTCCGTATCTAAAACTATCAATAGCGTGATCGTTTTTTGTTCCACTATCAATATCTTCTGGATCGCGTGGGTGAGCCATTGTGTTTGCTAGTTGCTTAATTAAATTAGGACATGTACCACGCACTATCTGTAGTTTGGGTTTAGGGACTCCATTAACAACAGTGGATGCTTCTAACCATTCTTTAACACGTCTCCAGCCAGCCTTCCTGTCTTTAACAGCTCGCACAGCCGGAAGATTACGCTCCCACCAAACTTCGACTGGATACTCACCAATGCGATCCTGCGCATTCATTGGAGGGAAAGTGTTTGCCCAGTCAAACGCAATGGCTTCGAGTTTGTTATTCCATCTACCATCACGTAGTTTTGTGTTTGACGGCTCTGCAAGTTTATACTTCTCAAGCATGTCTAGGACTCTTTGAGCTTGCGCACTGCTCACAAGTCCTTGTTCGTACATTTCACCAAGCACATATACATTCTCATTGTCGTCACTTGCGTACAATAAAAAACACGCTGGTGCTCCTGTACCAAAGTCATGACTACCCCAGACACGCCACCATGGTTGAACATCTACATGGTCTACTACGTGCCAGTTAATACCCTCTGGTCCATATTCCTTAAACGAATTAAAGAACAATCCGCCAACACCAACTTCATGCTGGCACTCACGTAAAAACGAAAGAAGGCCATATGTGTCAATTTCGTGCTGGCACACATCAATAGTCTTATGCTCCCACGCAGGAGTGCCATTTGTAATTTTGTATCCAATGCGTCCATCTTCGCGTTCAAATGTTTCATATTGCAGGTCATGAATTGCAGGAACAATTGGACTCTGTATGCGATTCTGCAACATATCCAATTCGCCACTCAATACGTGACTCATTACGCTATTTGCATGAATACGGTTTTGGACAAACACAACTGCACAGTCAGTACTTCTAGCAGGAAGGATTGTCTGTGTAATCGTACGGATCTTTTTGTCTACAGCATTGACCGAATCATCTAACTCATCAATGTCGTCAAGAATGATCATATCTGGACGTAGGTGGTCTAACTTGACACCACGAGCACCAGTATCAAGACCAAACGCAAGAACGTTAAAACCATTTGCTGTACGCAACTTACTTGCATTCCAACCTTTTGAAAAACCATATTTATTTACAGCTCTTTCAATACCACAACGCTCCATAGCTGTAGCAATATCTTGTACGTGCCTATCAGCCATGTCTTGCGTAGCACAAACGTATACGACAAACCTACGTGTTGCTTTCACTGCTAGTCTGCTAACTATCAATTCCATTGTGGTTGATTTGCCACCACCACGGAACCAGCATTCAATAAGAGCTGGTGGAGTGAACCCCGGCTCTAATTTTTCAGCCCATTGCCATGCTCTATGATGATGGTCACCAAGTTTACTTGATGCAGCATGTGGGGCATACGTTGATAGCCATGATTCATATGACAATTCATGCCCAACTAACTTTGAAGCAACTCCATTATCATAATCGCCAACTTCGATAGCTTGTGACAACTCATCACCAAGAGCCTCAAGCAATGCAACAGCCAAAGGTTTTGTTGGCTTAACATACTTTCTGAACGCCCTTGGAGCAGCTTTACTCAGCGTCGTTTTGCTCATCTATTATCTCTGCATCCATAATTTCGTCTTGTTGATATTGTTTTAGTAACTTTGAAAATCCAGCTTTAATAGCATTTAACTCATCAACATTTCGCACACACTGCTTTACAACGCCAAGGATTTGCATCGCAAGACTATAAGCTTGATCTACTTCAAGTGTGTATGCCTTAGTGTGCATCATCCTAGCTTCAGCTTCTACAATCTCGGTACGTTTATCAATTAACTGAACAACATCTTGACTTGCCCTGTATAAGTCAATTCCTTCATTAATGATCTTGCCAAGCTGTTTAAATGCTGGCATGAACTCATCAGTGCCATATGTAGATCTACAGACAGTCATCTGATCTTTAATAGATTCGTAATGCTCTACTGAGATCCCATTACTGGCAGCCTCTGCGCGAACATCCATTAAAGCTGTTAAATACGCAGCATCATCACGTAACGAAAATAGATCCGGATCTTCTCTTAATTCATCAATCCTAGTAAGTAATGTAGGTGCAACTTTACTAAAACGGCGTCTCTGTTTACTCCAGAGTCCAGTTTTAAAAGCAGGATTATCTACACCTGTTAACGTTCTGCCTCCATGGTGCATGCAAAACTCACGTCCAGTTACGGCAACATTTTTACAACGTTCTCCATTCCGTTTGAGTGATGAGCATAATTTTACTTTTGCACCATTAACTTCACGTGTTGCTATTTCAGTTGTCATTTTTTACCGGATAAAAACCCTTGTAATTGTCGTTGAAAAACTTTACCAATATTAGACGCGCCACGACCAAGTGTTTGTAAATCTTTTTTTCCACCGGCAATTGCTCTATCGTAAGTGTCAACAGCTGTATCTGCTAAGAAATTGACATTGTCGCCAATCATATCAACTGTGGGATGTACATTTTTTGGTAGAACTGCTTTGAGTGGATCTTTTACTAAATCAGATGCCTTTTTTTGTTTTTGCAAAGCATAACTGCCAAGGTCAGTTACATTATCTGTTGCGCCCGGTTGCTGCGAAATCATCTCTAATAGTGGTAGTAATTCTCCATATTGGGCTTGCATCTTACCTTGATTAAAAAATGAATCTACAGCCTTAGTTGCATCTGCTGTTTTTTCACCAAGATTGTTTTCAAATATTTTTTCATTCATTGCATTATATACAGGGTTCATTAAGTGCCCTTTTCCTAGAAATACACCTGATTGAAGAGCCGGAGGCACCTTCAAACCTCTTAAGGCAAGTAGTTCCATTAATGCTTTTAATCCTGCATCAGTAGTGATATCTAATCCAAGAGTTGCACCAGCTGAAAGTAATGCATTCATGCGAGCGTCGCGAGGCATATCTTTTTCAAACGCCATTGCAAGTTGTGGTTTTTGACTACCAGCAAGAGCAAGATCACCCATAATTCTGCCACCGACGCCCGGTGTTAATTGACCAATAGTTCCAGTTGGCGCTGAAAACATTTGCAATAAATCTGCAGTTTTTTTGTCTAACTCTGGACTAGGCTGTGATTTACGAGCCGTTTTAACTTGGTTACCTTGAGGCATTTTTACTTTTCCTTTTTCTGTGTTGTGTACAACGCAGGTGCAATTCCAAGAAGCTGCGTAATTACGGAACTTCCTTTACCCTTTGCTCCACGTATCCGTGCTCTTAGTGCATCAGCTCTACTCTGTGGTTTTACTGGAGATACTACAGGTTTTTCCGTTGCTATTGGAGTAGCATTTCGAGCACTCGGTTTAAATTCTGCCCGTTGTGCAGCTAAAGGTGCAGATGTTTTAAATAATCCATTTGCAATACGTGTTCCCATTGCAACATACTTTGCTTTGTCCTGCCCAACAATTGCGTACTTCTTATCTAACTCACCTCTGTTAAATCCAGCAGATTCACCTTTACTAGCATTAACATCAGTAAGGAGTCCATTTGCTTCGTTTTCTGGTAGTCCAGCTTTCATTAATACCTTTACGGCATCAGCTTTTGACATCACTTTGCCATTACGGTTAAACACACTGTTTGCAGATTCCAGAATATCGATATAGCCGGGATGCACACCAGCATTGGAAATTGTTAATCCTAATGCGTTGTTTATTTTTACACGCTGTCTACTACCTTGTGTTTTCGCTTGCTTTTGAGCAATTTGTTCTTCACGAACTTTTGCTTTTGATATTTCACCTACAATTTCCTGACGGTCTTCTTGTTTACCACCTAGTTGCAGTTCCAGTGTTTTAATGTTCTTTTCAGCTTCGGCAATTTGCTTAAGATGTGCATCAACGTTTGCTTTTGCTGGTTTTACACCACGCAATTGCTGTAATGTTTCTCTTGCTGTTCCTAACTGAGTATTAAGTTGTTTTATTTCCCTAATAACCTTCGTGGCCATTTGTGAAATGTCAGCTGAAGACATTTTTGTATAGTCAACAGATTTTGGTTTTGGAGTAGCTGGAGTTTGCCGTGGTCGCTGTTCACGTGTTGTATCTGTAGTTGTAGGTGCGTCCTCAGCATTATCCGTTGTTTTTATACCGAGTTTTGCCTGTCGTAATAACACTCGTTTTCGAGTCATATCTAACTTGCGTTTTTGAGCAGGGGATAGATCTAATTCTGCAATGTTAATATCAAAGCCCGGTAACCTGCCTCCACTGGATGCAACTGCATCAGCAGTAGCTGGCATGTCAATACCATTATTTTTTGCAGTGGCAATTCGTTTTACTATATCCATTAAAGCAGTGTTTTTTGCTTCTGGTGTTTTAGCATCTTCATAGATTTTAATTGCCATATCAATGCCTTGTGCAAATGTTGATTTACTTGCAACAAGGCTTTTTCGAGCTTTACTATCTGCTCCAAAATTAATCAAATTAATAGCATCGGTAATAGCAGTGGACACAAGATTCTTTTTAGATGTTTTTCTATCCGCTACACGGCCTTTGCCTTCACCTAAATCTACGCCAGCACCTCTAACGTTTGGAGCTGATTTGACATTTCCGGCTTCTGCTTGTTCTGCAACTACATCACCAGCATAACCATACACGGCATCCATAAAGGACATCCGTGCCCTATTATTGTTTTTGTCATCATAGACAAGACTTGTAACTTGATCTTTTACTGCTTGCTCAAATGCAGGACGCAATTCTGGTGTGATGTCAGCATCACCTGTTCTATCTTCGAGAACCGACTTAACGATTCGTGTAATCTGAGCTTCTTTATCTGTGCCAGAACCTTCTTGGAGATACATGTTACGTGCAGTTGCAAATGCACTTTGAATTTTTGTTTTGTGATTTTGAATAATGATGTCTTCAGCTGCGCGTCGATCACCAGCATCAACCTTATTGATGACATCACGCTCTAGTCTACTCTCACTGCTTCGTGGTCCTGATGTACCATTCATTGTCCCCGGAGCACGGCTATCAGGCTTAAAATCACGTCCCCTAGCAATCTCTAAAATAGAATGCAAGGCACTACCTTGCCGACGGCTCATGTCTGTCACGACACGCTGTAGTTCTTGTGGTGTAATACCTGTCTGTTTAATTTGCTCTATGACGTCATCATTGCCAGTAAATAAAACATACTTTGCAAATGATTCAGCTGATTCTGGGAATTCCCTAAATGCTTTATTTAATTCGGCATGCAACTGATTAAAAGATGAAACAACATAGTTGGCTGGTAAGCCATATTTACCTTGCGACGCACCTTGCGTAGCTACAGTAGATACTCCTACGCGCTCAGTCTGTTGATTTGTACGTACCTTAACAGTTTTTGGCTTTCCATCTTCCCCAAGCACCGGCACATAACGACCATCTTTTAATTGGTATTGTTGTACATTTGCTGTACCAGTTTTAGGATCAACGTCATAAGACTTAATTAGATTTTTGTCATTAATCGTACGGCCATTAACATCTACTGGCATAAGTTGAACAGTAGATCTTGCAGATTGACGTGCGCCTTCTACAAGATTAATTCCTGAAAACAACTTTTTAAAGTTTAAATCAGATCCACCAGATGACCAGTGATCTAACATATCAAGCGTTTGATCTAATCTGGCTGATCCAGTAACCTGCCTTGGGCGCATGAAGTCAGGTGTGCCATCGCCTTTTAATTGGAAACCTGTAGATACACCAACTCCGCCAACCTGCGCACGGATGTCATCTGCAGATGAAATCAACGAGTTCAACTGACCTAACGCACCACGCAAACCAGTATATTGGTCAGGAGTTAATATAGATGGGAAGTCGGCAGATGCTTTAGATGACGTAAGAACGTATTCATCACCACGTTTCTCATACATATCTAAGTTTGTTTTTAAACGAGTTTGCATTGCCTTGGCAGTGTCGTACATTTCTGCACCTGCCTTATCAACATACAAAACTCCATTCTCGTCTTCAGGTATGCGCATAAGTTGCTTGAGATCGTTAACAACATCTGCCATTGTTTCAAGGCTTGCTTTTGACCCACTGACAACACGAGCGCCTCTACCCATATCACCAAATGCATCTTGTACAACATCAACGTTTTTGGTCTGGCCTAATGTAAATGTATTTCGTTTACTTAATTCTTTAAATCGTGGGTCTGTTTGTAGTTGCTTCATTAAAGATGCAGGGTTTTCAGCACCTTCAAGCAAAGACTGCATCTTTAAAATATATTTGCGATCATCAAAACTAATTGGTGAACCAGACTTTGAAGTCACTTGCAATGTAGAATCTGGATGATTTTGCAACCTAAAATTTGTAGTCTTACCAGATGGAGCCTCACCTGATGTTAGTGGCATAGTTGTTGCTAATCGAGGTGTTGCAAAACTAAACAAAGATGATGGAACACCTTGTTCAGCAAATAATGCACCAAGTAGTTGATGTGGCGTCATATTTGTGCGTAATGGCTTTACATCACGCTTGATATCAGCCTCAATCATACGTTGCTCTGATGCTCGCATGTTACTAACTAATTCAGAGCCAGCACCAGTAGAAACACCTACAACACGGCCACTATCATATCCTTCTATTCCAGTATCGCCGTACATCATCCTTAAAGCTTCAGTTGTGTAATATGGTGAAGCCTTTTTAGCAGCGGATACATTGTTTCCATTATTTTGATCAATACCGGCAGCAGACATGTCTTTTACATAGTCAGCTTCACGTCCAGAAAAATTTGGTTCAGTGATTTGTCGCAATGTTGCAGCAATATCAAACTGTCCGCCAAAACGCCTTGCAACAATGTCGTTACCCATAGCCTCATTAAAGCTAAAAGCTTTGCCCATATTGCGACGCTCATACATGTCGGCTACGTCCATGTAAATTGAGTCAACTATATTGCGACGTACAGTATTTGATTCTGTCCAATCTACAGATGACACACCTTCAGGTTGTGGCATTGCCAATGGACCTAGTACACTTGTTGCAATATCACGTGCTGTTACAAATGCAGGAGCATTACCACGTGACATATTTGTAAGAACTTTTTTGGCTACACCACTAACTGATTTATTAATACCTGTGTAAACAGCATCAAACCGTCGCGTCTGTGTGCGTTCTGAGCGGTCTTTTTGTGAACCAAATTTAGTAGCAAATATAGAGTTTTCATCGCTACTCATTGCGTCCATTAATGCTGGTGAAACCTCATAAACATCTTGTGGACGATAATCTGGATCTCCGGCTAATCTAAACAGGTCGATAGCATCATTGAATGTCTCTGTACTGTGTTTAGAACCGGGCTTTGATCCACGATCAAAGTAATCTGCCACAGCAGCAAGACCATCGTTTAGGATTCGTTTTTGGCCTTCAGTACGTGCATTGCCTTGGAATGTATTAAATGCTTCAAGCACTTTATACATTGGACTATTTCTATCAGCATCTGTTGCGCCATTAAATACACGTCTAGCTGCTTCTGGCAAACTAACACCAGCTGTAACAGCTGATCTTAATTTCCCAACCATTGTCATAGTTGGGATTTCATTTCCTTGGAATGAAGAAAGTAAACTCTCACTATCTAAGTCAGCAGTAAAATTATTTGAACGAGGTTTATTTGTTTCTGGATTTTGACGTGTTTCAAATCCTTGTTTTGGTTGTGCTCCCGGTAAAAAGTCTTTTGCAGTGCCAAACTTCTTTTCACCCGGAGTAAATGGTTTATCAAAAAAGTCAACAGCTTGACGTAGATTTCCTTGTTCATCAAGAAGATTCTGACCACCAACCGCTGGTGCTTCTGTTTCTGTTTGCTGTGCTGGGCGTGTTCCTTTACCCATCCATTGACCTAGAGATGGAGCAGGTGCTGGAGTCTGAACAGGTTTACGTCCTGCCATACCCTGTTCAAGTTGCGCTCCTAAACCTGCCTCTTCTCCAGCAGCAATCCTATTTTGCGCAGCACGATATTGCTCTTCTTCTTCTGCCGTACGACTAACTGGAACATCTAATTCGCGTGGCTTACCAGATCCATATCGCTGTAAAAATGCACCAGCAATATCTCCTGCTTCACCACCATATTCACGCCCTACCTGACCAGCAGCCGTGCTTGGGCCGGGTGCAAATATTCCGCTCTTCTCTGGCCTTACATCTCGTATTGGTAGATTAGCACCTGCAAACGATTTAGATAAGTCACCTACATCGACAAGTGGCTTTTCTGGCGTAGTACTTTCAAGGCGTTTATTGTAATCAGCTAAACGAGTTTTTAACTCAACTGCTTCTTTGGCCTCTGCATCTGCTAGTTTTTCTTGCGTTACTGGTGATAGCTTGCGAACTGTTTTTGTTGGACGAACAACTTGTCGTCCACTTTTCTTCTCTTCGTCAACCATCATATTCATTAATGCAGAGGCCATAGATTTCTCCTACTTTTTAATACCTAAAGCTTTTGTAATTGGCGCACGATTTGGACTAGCTTTTGCAGTAGATGTTTTTGCAACAGCACCCTTAGACATCGTGCCCTTCTTAGGTGGCATAACTGACTGCGCTGAGGTAGCTTGTCCTCGCTCGTTAAACATGCGTCCTTGTTGACGACCAACAATTTGCTCACGGTTACCGGGAATCATTGGTGATGGTGCACCTTGTAAACGAGTCTGCGACTTTGCCTTATTAATTTGCGCAGGATCCATCCTCTGTGTTTCAGCAAGAGCTGTAGCAAGTCCTAAACCAGCAGCAATTGCACCACCTTTGCTTCCAGCTCCGCGAATGCGACTACGCATTGCATTACGACGTTGTTCTGCACGGAATTGATTAGTTTTACGCGTATTCAACATCTGCTGACGCATTTTGCCAGCCATATTTGCTTGGCGCTTATTTTCATCAGATGCCAAGGCCATGCCTTGAACAGCTTTATTTTTTGTCACTCGTGCAACATTTTGTTTTGAAACACTGTCACTAATTGTTGGGTCCATACGAAATGATTTTCGTGTCCAACTTCCCGCAGATTTTACACGACGTGCTTGCGGGGCGCCTACACGTCTACCAAATGCGAGTGCCTTATTAACTACAGGTGGTCTTGCTGGCATATTGCCTCCTACTTAACTCTTCGTAGGCGCGGGTTTTTCCGTTTAGCCGATGCGGACGCCTTACGACTTGAAGCAGCAAGAATAGCTCCAGCTGCCTGTTGGCTAACTCCTTGCTGTTTAGCAATTTTGCCTTGTACAGCTTTGAAGCCGGGATGTTTCTTTAATACTTGCAACCGCAGTTACTCTTTCCGCACTTAGGGCATTTTTTACCCTTGCCATATTCAGCTTTTTCGTGCTTTGCCATCATTTTAGATGACATACCCTTTTTGCTGTATTCTTGTTTTTCAGCTTTAGCCATAGACTTACTCATTCCTGAGTGTCCACCAATTTTCATGCCCATCATCTGGCCCATTGTTTTTCTCATTTACAGTTCCACGCTCTCAATGATTTATTAATCCTGCTATTAGGATCATTAGCCGTCTTAGAAGATGTGTTCTTGGCTTTCATACCAGACATACGAGCACAAAAAGAGGCACGACGCCCTGCGTCTGCCTTTGTCTTAGGATTCGGTGCTGGTGGTTTTAAGTTTGCTCCAGTCGTGCGCTTAAAATGTGCGCGTCCAGCAGCATTTAATCCACCTGATGGATTTTGGTATTTTTTAACAACTCCCATGTGCTCACCTCTATGCATTATACATAAAAAAAGTCCGCATATAGCGGACTTTAGTGTTAGTCATCAGCAAACGGATCGTCTATATCGTCTACTTTTAGTTGACCAGCAGGTTTAGGGTTAGGTGTATTACCATTTAACCTACTTTCAATCTCTTCTTTTTTACTATCAAGCAATTGCCAGTTGTCAATAATGATTTTAACTGTCTGTTGCTTTGCGCCTTCCTTGTTTACATATTGCTCTAATTGAATTTTTCCCACAATACCAAGTAAACGCCCTTTAGTTGCATATTCTGCAAGTGCATCTCCACCTTGACCAAATGCTACACATGTAAAGAAGTCTGTTTCTTTTTCCCTACCCTTGCGATCTACTGCAATTCGTACATTACAGATAGATTTTCCATTAGGTGTCTGTCGAGACTCTGGATCTGCTACTAAACGCCCTACAATTGTGCACTGATTAATCATTCTTTCCTCCCAAGTGGTATTTCTCAAAAGCTTGCGTTGTGTTTGGAAGCACTTTGCATAAAACATTCCAACAATCTGTCGCAATTTCGCGATGTTCTTGCTGTGTATGCTCTTCCATGCGCACTCTGCAATAATGCAACCAATCTCGCACAGTGCCCTTCATGTACATGCGTGTGCCAACACACAGTGGAAGCACCATGCGAGCAGATTCTAAAGCAACACCTGACTTAATAAGATCATCATACGCTCTGATTGCCACTAAAACTGGAGCTAATGCCTTATTATCCATCTCAAATTGAGTCTCTTGATCTTCAAACATCAAGCTACTTTGTCGGTTTGTGCTGCCTTTTCGACGCATAACAGGCAAATCTAACTCTATTTTGCTAGGATTAGCGTATCTTTGGCTAAATTCTTGAAAATGAAAGCTTCTGTGTCGCAAAATTTGCGCTGCAATGGCCCTAGATGTATAAATTTCCATTACTACGTCTGCCATTTGAAACACAGACCAGTGTTCGTTACGCATACAATAATTAAGTAACCCAATATAATCTGGATTATCTTGATTGTCCGATGATATTCGAGCGAGATGAATCATGAATTCTTCTGCATCTGGTTGAATATACTTGAGTGTTGCTGCCATCTTTCCTCCATACCCCAGACGGGACTCGAACCCGTACACCTTGCGGTAACAGATTTTAAGTCTGTCGTGTCTACCGTTCCACCACCGGGGCTGATGGCGTATTGTATCACAATGTAATACATGGTATATTACTAATGAAACGCGATGATATCTTAAAAGTCCGCCCATCATGCCACTATAGCGACAGTTAGGACGAGCGAATCTAAGGCCCCTTCACAGAGGGGCCTTTTTATTTTACGGAGTG